TGGGCAAGAACAGGAACGACTGGTCCTACGGTTGGAGAAACTTTACAGCAACTAGGACATAAGCTCAGAAGAGCAGATAAAAATAGAATACAAGGTAAGATTCAAATTCACGAGTATTTGAAAGTTCAGAATAATGGGAGACCCCGCTTACAGATTTTTAACACTTGTCCTAACTTGATTCGAGAACTTCAAAGTATACCATTGAGTAAATCTAAACCTGAAGACGTAGACACAAATGCATCAGATCACGCATATGATGCTCTACGTTATCTTATTATGAGTAGACCGAGAATAAACGATCCTCTACAGCGCATAAGAGAATTAAAAAGAGAATCTATCTACAATCCAGTGGATCCAGATTTCGGATATTAAAATATGGCAGAGAACGACAACACATTTATAGACAACGCAGACAATATGTTCTTTGAGGACATTGAAGGCGAGCAAGGTAAAGCACTTGTCTTAGAAGATGATCAAAAACTAAACTTAGTAGGAATTATACAAGATCGTTTCTCAGATGCAGAAACTGCTAGAATATCACACGAGCATAGGTGGTTAAAAGCTTATCGTAACTACAGAGGTTTATACGATAAACACATTAAATTTAGAGAGTCTGAGAAGTCTAAAGTCTTTGTAAAAATTACAAAAACCAAAGTTTTAGCAGCTTTCGGACAATTAGTAGATGTTGTTTTTGGCACAGGTAAGTTTCCAATCGGTGTACGAGAAACCAAAATTCCTGAAGGTGTTTCTGAATATGCGCATTTAGATACACAGAACCCATCTCCCGGAATTGAAACAAGCATCCCACAAGAAGAAGAAGTTATTGAGAATCCTTTTGATGTAGGATTTGAAGGAGACGGTAAAACTTTAAAACCCGGAGCTACGTTTAGCGCTGGTAAGTTTTTAGAAGAAGAAGCAGCAGAAATTCTATCAGAAGGTCCTAGCCCTATACCTGAACAGATTGAAATTAAACCTGCTCAAAGATCTGCAAGAAGAATGGAAAAGTTGATTCACGATCAGATTGAAGAATCAAACGGATCATCTGAAATAAGAAATGCACTACTTGAGTCTGCTCTACTCGGTACAGGAATTGTTAAAGGTCCTTTTAATTTTAACAAAACTTTAAATCGTTGGGATGAGGGTGAAGATGGAGAAAGAGCTTATTCTCCTGTAGATGTCAGAGTACCAAGAATAGAGTTTGTCAGTGTTTGGGATTTCTTTCCTGATCCTGCAGCTACCAATATTGACGAGTGTGAATACGTATTCCATAGACATAAACTAAACAAAAGTCAGTTACGTGCTTTGCGCAAAATGCCTTATTTTGATAGTGATGCAATACGTGAATGCTTAATGATGGGCGCAAACTACGAAGATAAGTATTACGATACGCAGTTACGTGACGAAGAAAATGATCAAGCATACGGATCAGATAAGTACGAAGTATTAGAATATTGGGGAATAATGGATGCCGAGTATATGCGAGAAGCAGGTGTTGATGTTCCAGACAGTATAGATGATTTAGATGAAGTACAAGTCAATGCTTGGATATGTAACGGTAAACTACTAAGAGTGGTTGTTAATCCGTTTACTCCACACAGAATACCTTATCATTCGTTTCCATATGAGCGTAACCCATACAGTTTCTTTGGTATAGGTGTTGCTGAAAATATGGATGATGCCCAACAGATTATGAATGGCCACGCTAGAATGGCTATAGATAATTTAGCATTATCAGGATCTTTGGTATTTGATGTAGATGAGTCTGCTCTTGTAGGTGGACAATCAATGGAAATATATCCCGGAAAGATATTCCGTAGACAAGCAGGAATGCCCGGACAAGCAATACACGGATTAAAGTTTCCTAATACATCAACAGAAAATATGATGATGTTTGACAAGTTTAGACAACTTGCAGATGAGCAAACAGGTATTCCTAGTTACTCACACGGACAAACAGGTGTTCAAAGTATGACAAGAACAGCATCTGGTATGTCAATGTTATTAGGTGCAGCCAGTCTAAACATTAAAACAGTTGTAAAGAATTTAGATGATTTCTTATTGAAGCCTTTAGGTGAATCATACTTCCAATGGAATATGCAATTTATGGAAGGCAAATTAGGAATCGAAGGAGATTTAGAAATCAATGCTATGGGTACAAATAGCTTGATGCAGAAAGAAGTAAGAAGTCAAAGATTGACTATGTTCTTACAAACTGCACAAAGTCCTGCTATTGCTCCGTTTGTTAAAATTTCTAAATTGGTTAGTGAACTAGCCTACAGTTTGGATCTTGATCCTGAAGAAATACTCAATGATCCAGAGGAAGCAGCTATTATGGCACAAATTATAGGAATGCAAAATGTTGGACAAGAAACTGGCAATGAGGCTGCTACCGTTGGTGAACAACAAACCACTATGGGAAGCCCTGAAGGAACACCTGAACAACCGCAAGACGTTGGAGTTACAGGCACTGGTGGGGGCAACATCGGAATTGGAAGTGTACCGCAGTCAGGGGAAGATCAATTCTCTGGTAATGTTGGAACAGCTTAAAGAACAAGTAGAGGAAGCTACGAAAAGAAAAGAGGAACAATAAAAGTGGCAAAAGAAAAAAAATTAAAATATTTAGATTCTTTAGATAAAAATTTATCTGCTGAAGATTTAGGAAAATCTCTTGTAGATGTTATACAAGAAGAAAGACAAAAAGAAAGAAACCTTAAATTTCAGGAACAGTATAAAGAAGAACAAAAAAAATATCGAGAAGAATTAATAAAAAAAGCTACTGAAAAAGTTAGAGAAGCAGCCTCTACAAGAAAAAGAAAACAAGAAGGCGGTGAAGCCATAGAAGGTCAGATGGATGATCTTATGATGATGCCTCAAGAAGAAGAAGAAATGGTTCCTGAGACTCCGATGGAGTCAGACGAAGAGATGGAAGACAACTATATAGATTTTATAGTCGGTGAGTCTTTGACTCCCGAAGACGAAGAATATTTGCTGACTGCACTTGAACAAGATGATCGACTCAGTATGATCTTTGATCAAGTTGTAGAAACAGCTTCAGAATTTGCAGGTTCTGGACCCGTTGAAGGTCCGGGAACTGGAATGTCCGATTCGATACCTGCAAGGTTATCGGATGGGGAATTTGTCATAACAGCAAAAGCAACCGAAGAAATTGGTCCTGATAAACTTCAAAGTATGATGGAACAAGCTGAAATGGATGCTGATGCTAGACAAATGAGACAAGAAGGTGGGTATGTAATGCCCGAAGAGGAAGAAGAAGATACAAGTATTCAAATGGCTTCTCGACCTAAACAAACTGGACAAGCTTTAATGCCTGAACAGCTTCAAGATCGAGAAAACAAAAAGAATATGATGATGCTTAATCCTCGTAATACCTTACTTGCTCGTTAACCGTAGAGCCACCTGTCCTAGTCAGACAGCACTCTACATTTTAAAAAAGTAAAATACCTTTTGATGCCACCTTATTTAGGCAAGCACTTATTTAGAAGACGTTCTTGGAATAAGC